ATGAAGTCACAAAAACTCAAAGATCACTTGGATGCATTGCAAAGTCGTTGTCACTACTTGGATTTGACACTGGACACAATGCGTGACAAGATTTTGCGTATTCAGCAAATTGCCAAAGACGGCGTGTTGTTTTCAGATTATGATTTTGATGCAGTGGCACAAGACGAGATTATTGAGTTTATGGACACAAATCAAAATCGTTTGCGTGAGGTGAGCTTGCGTATGGCATTGAAGATTGCAGACTTGCGCAAACTGAGTGCCACCAATTGGATGAGATTAGCAGAAACAACTTGTATGAAAGTTGCTTGAACAATTTAACTCCAGGGTAGACAATCTACTCTTTTGAGCAGGTATTAGTAAAATAATACCTGCTTTTTTTGACTTTGCTGTTTAAATAATATATAATGTAGAATGGACATGTACATCGAGCTTGATAAAAATCTAACTTTGCAATTTCGCCTTTTAGGCTCCCCACTAACTGAGTTATGGCTGGAAAGAATGAATCAGCGAGATCAATATCCGCTCGACCATCCAGATAGATTTTACGGGTTTGATTCGCTAGATACCGAAGCGTCTCGTGCTACAAAAATGATAGTTGATTGTATAGACACAATCAATTTACATCAACACATTATTACAAAACCATTTACAACACTATATGACCAAGAATGCTTAAATTATCTACACAATATATTTGAAAAATATCACGGTCTGTTAGACAAACAAGATACTGATTATTGGATTAATGCTCCGGATGCTGTTAAAAAGGCCCTTGCAGAATTAAATTTAGCAGTTCATAGATGCGAATCAGTGCATAAAGGAGCAGACCCTAGATTTGTTTGCACTTGGTTTGGATTACCAAAAACTAAAAGACTACCTGTTGGCATAATAGAAAAATATGGAACATTAAAATCAACATTCGGAACTGTGTATTTAAACTATGTTGAAATTGGAAAGACATTAGCAGACCTAGCACACGATAATGATAACTATATTGCCGACGATGCATTTAAACCATTTAATTTTTATAGCGCAGATTTTGTTGTAAGATTTAATATATCAGACCAACAAACATCTAAGCAGTTAGTAGAAATGGAAAAATACTTTAACGAACATAACGACTTTTTTCAAAGTAGAGGTTACAATACATTTAATCATGAAAAATTAATGCCATATCATTTACCGGTAGCCGAATTAGTTGAAACAATGCCGCAAGAACAATTACTCAAAGAAATACAACAACAACAATATATCAATAAAGTATATTTTAAATGAAAAAAGCCACAATTGTAATACGAGACGAAGTCAATATCAAAATTGAAGGGCTTGAACTGGATGCACGCCGTGCATTAACTAATGCTTTTAAATATGATGTGCCCGGTGCTCGATACTTGCCCGCGGTTCGTTTGGGACGATGGGACGGCAAGGTTAGTTACTTTCAATTGGGTGGCAGTACCTATGTAAATCTGTTGCCAGAGATTGTGCCTATACTGGAAAAGTTCAATTACGATATTGAGCTAGATGATCAGCGTACATACTCGACCACATTTGAATTTGACCATATCAAAGAAGACTCATTCGCTCACAAGGTATGGCCCAAAACACATCCCATGGCAGGACAACCTGTGGTGTTGCGTGACTACCAAGTGGAGATTATCAATGCGTTTCTTTGCAACCCACAATGCATACAAGAAGTGGCAACAGGTGCTGGCAAGACACTGATGACAGCAGCACTGAGTTTGAGCATTGAACCGTATGGTCGCAGTATTGTTATTGTGCCCAACAAGAGTTTGGTTGGCCAAACAGAAGCAGACTATGTCAACTTGGGGCTAGATGTGGGTGTTTACTTTGGAGACCGTAAAGAATTTGGACGTACACATACAATATGCACATGGCAAAGTTTAAATGTGCTGATGAAGAATACCAAGAGTGGTGTAGCAGAGTGTACCATACAAGACTTCATTGAAGATGTTGTTTGTGTAATGGTTGACGAGTGTTTTGATGGCAATGCTCGAGTATTGACCCCCGACGGGTATGTTCTTATAAAAGATATTAAAGTAGGTGACACAATAGTTAATTTTTCCGAAGAAACGCAAGAATTTAAAACAGATACTGTTGTGAAACACCATAAAAATTTAACAAATTCTGCCAGTGAAAAAATGTATGAATTAGAGTTTGATACCGGTGTAAAAATACAAGTCACTGGTAATCATAAATTTCTCACAACTCAAGGATGGTGCCGGGCCGATGAACTAACCGAACATCATAATATTTTGAATAAAACATAAATACACATAACTAATGCAGAGGTATTTATGAAAATTACATATGATGAATGGATAATCAAATTAAACATAGCACTGAAGCTTGCCGGGCAGACGGCACGAGTAGTAGAGTTTGGACAACAAACATTGACCTTATCAAACAACACAATACTATTGGATAACCAGTTTATTCGATTTAAAAAAAGAATACTAAATTCTAAAACAAGTTTGTGGGTTAACAATATAGATAACTTATTAGCAGGGACTGTAACTGAGCAAGAAATTAAATCACAGCTTAGCCGACTCGGCGGACTTGCAGTTCAACAGCAATATCCAGGATTAACAAGAGCAAATTTAAATACAGGTGTTTCGTGGAACGCCGGTACAAAGGGTCAAAAAATAGGAACCATGCCCCCTTGCACACAAGAGGTCAAAGATAAAATTAGTTTAAAAAACAGTGGGTCTGGCAATGGCATGTACGGAATCAGGATGTCAGCAGCCGGCAAAGAATATCGTTCACAGTTAATAAAAGACCGAATACTAGCAGGAACATTTACACCTAACTCAAACAACCGAAATTCTCATTGGGAATCAATCCTTGATAATAAAAAATTTAGATCTAGTTGGGAGGCATTGTATCAATATTTCAGTCCTACTGCCGAGTATGAAAAACTAAGAATCAGGTATAATTACCAAAATTCAGAATACATTTATATTGTGGATTTTGTTGATCATATTCAAAAATATGTTGTTGAAGTAAAACCAATTGAACTATGTACTGGTAATAAGTTCAATGCCAAAATGGTTGCATTAGAAAAGTGGGCACTGCAAAATGGATACAGAGTTATCTTAGTAACAAAAGAATGGTTTCTTGATCGTACAGAACAAATTGATTATAATAGATTTGATATAAACACAGCAACAAAAATCAAAGGTATATATGCGACTAGTAAAAAGAACTGAAATCAGCAAACCCGCTAAAGTATATAATTTACATATAGAAAATAACCACAACTATGTGGTTGATGGAGCAGTAGTGGCCAATTGTCACATGGCCAAAGCTGATGCACTCAAAACACTGTTAACCGGCATCATGGCAAGAGTGCCAATTCGTTGGGGGTTGACCGGAACTGTGCCCAAAGAGCCATTTGAGTTTCAAGCATTGAAATGCAGTTTGGGCCCTGTTATCAATCAACTAAGTGCAAGCGAATTGCAAGATCGCGGAGTGTTGGCACAATGTCATGTGAATATTGTACAGTTGGTTGATCATGCTGAGTTTTCAAATTATCAAAGCGAGTTGAAGTTTTTGTTAGAAGAACCAGACCGATTGACTGCTATTGCCAACTTGGTAAAGCATGTCAATGACACTGGCAACACATTGGTATTGGTAGACCGTGTAGCAGCGGGTCACGCCTTGGTCGAACGCCTGGGCGACCGAGCGGTATTTGTATCAGGCGCAACCAAAGCAGGAGCAAGACAAGATGAATATGATGAAATTGCAACAAGTACTGGGAAGATTATTGTGGCGACTTATGGTGTGGCCGCTGTGGGTATTAATATTCCTAGGATTTTTAATCTGGTTCTTCTGGAACCCGGCAAGAGCTTTGTGCGCGTTATCCAATCTATTGGACGTGGTATTAGGAAAGCAGAAGACAAAGACCACGTACAAATCTGGGATGTGACTAGCACTTGTAAGTTTGCCAAACGACACTTGACCAAGAGAAAAGTATTTTACAGGGAGGCTAAATATAACTTCACCCAGGAGAAATTGGAATGGAAGTAACCAAGCCCAGGCTATTGATAGTAGGCGACAGTTATTTTCATAAAGATCCCAAGTTTCCGGATCAGCATTGGTCTGAAATGCTGCCGGATTATGAAATAGATAATCGTGCATTTCCTGGAAATTCAACTGGCATGATACTACATGAACTGATCAGCGGTTTAACACTCGGCCCTGCGGCCGTGGTCATTGGCTTCACTGGCACTGATAGAATTGAGTTCAAAAACACCAGCCCCTACATCAATAGGGAGTGGATAACAAGTGCATTATCTCATGTACTGGACAAGGATCAGAAATTGCTAATAACACTTTACCAGTCATTAACTGACCCAGCATGGAATATTGCCGGCACATGTTGGCAAATTGTTGGTGCATTGCATACTCTAAAGAGTTTGAATATTCCATTTGTATACTCATTGAGCATATTTGAATGTATGCTCAAGGATCACGACAATATCGAACAGTCCCGTATGTCACGCATTGTTGATCAATTTTCTCAATTTGACAAACATAAAATTGATTTTAATTTAGCAAAATATCCTCTTGAGCTGCAAACAAGCTCGCCACTGTTCCATGTGCCTGACCCTAGCTGGCAACAAAAATTTGCTGCTGAAGTAACAACAAAATTAAAAACAATTGACACACCGTTGGTTGACCTGCTATAATAACAACATGCGTATATTAACATTAGATAAAAACGAACCATTTGACCTTGACCATCTTCCAGAAGAAGTAGATGATATGAGATTTGCTATCTTCGACAATAGCGATCCCAAAGATCCTGACTATCATTATATTCCTTTGATCTTTCTTGAAAGTTTTAATGCGCCTGCATTGGTATTAAAAATTGGCGAACACAAACTACGTATGCCAATGGACTGGCAAATTCTTATCGGCGAACCAGAAATAGGTGATCTCGAAGTGTTGCCGTTGACCAGTATCAACGATCGCGGATTCAAAGTATTTCAGTTTAACCCATTGAGCAGTTTCCGTCCCAGCTTCCCGGACATTGAAATTGTAGATGTGTATCACGAAGTTGCTTGGTATGCTCCCAAGTTAAAGAACGGACAAATGCTGTGTGTTCCTATCTCCGACGGCCCAAAGCCGGATTGTGTATACTTTGTAAAAGATATAAGTCGTAACTGTGAAATTGTCGACTATTCACGTGCTTGGTAATGAGCGACAAGTTGAACATTATCAACGAGATGCGACAGCTTGATCGCAAGAACCGCGGCTTCTATCAAGAGCTGACCGAAGAAGAACGCAAGAAATTCTCAACATTTCTAATGGTGCGATGGGCCAGTTCTGTAGAAGGATCACCGGAACTACAACAGTTTTATCTTATTGCCACAAATGAAAGGCTCAACAAGCATTTCTTTACACTCAGCAAGCATCCAGAATTGCAATGGCTGTGTGCTACCACTGTGAGTCCGGACATGGGCACTCCTAGGCATACTTGGATTGCTCCAAAGAAAAAAGAACCTGGTGCCAGCAGTATACGCAAGCAGTTGTCAGAACTGTATCCGCATATGAAGGATGATGACATTGCTGTGTTGGCGTCAATGACAACCAAAAAAGAAATTGACGAACACCACAAGTTAATGGGCCAAGAAAAGAAAAAATGAAGTACACTTGCCAGTTTTGTAAAAAAGATTTTGTTAGAGAAACAAGTCTCACTGTGCACAGTTGCGAGCCACGTAGACGCAGACATGAACGTTCGGAACGTGGGGTAGAACTGGGGTTTCAAGCATACATCAAATTTTATGAAATGACGCAGGGCAGTGCCAAATTAAAAACCTATGATGATTTTTGTGAAAGTCCTTATTACAAGGCTTTTGTCAAGTTTGGACGTTACTGTGTGAGCATACGTGCTATAAATCCTGCAAGGTTTATGGAATGGGTACTGAAACAAAACAAAAAAATTGACAACTGGTGCAGCGATACAGTCTATACAGAGTACCTGGCATTTTATTTGCGTGTAGAAAATGTAGATGATGCATTGACAAGAGCAATAGAGTTTGGTATTGATTGGAGTGAAAAGACAGGCAATCCACAACATGATTGTTTACGCTATGGTGGTACCAACGCAATGGTTTATGCTGTCACAGCAGGACGTATCAGTCCGTGGATAATATTCAACAGTGAGTCTGGTCAACATTTTTTAAGCGAGTTAAACAAGGAACAGATTGCATTGGTGTATCCTTATATAGATGTTGATCATTGGCAAAAACGATTCCAGGACTATCCTGCTGATCAAGAATATGCCAAGGATATTTTGAAACAGGCAGGTTGGTAATGAGCGCAGATATCGACATTGACTTTGCTGATCGCAATCAGTTGCTTGAATTGATTCAGCACACACCAGCACGTCAATCACATCAAGGGCAAGTGCGTCGACACAATTCTGGAATCTATGTAACAGATATTCCGCACGATCCAGTTAACCAATGTGCTGCCATTGACTACAAAGCCGCAGAAGAATTGGGATACTTTAAAATTGACTTGTTGAACATGAGCGTGTATCAGTTGATTACCGGTCCTGAGCACTATACCACATCACTGGCACAAGAACCTGATTGGGCCAAACTATGGACTGATACAGAGTGGGCTCAACAGTTGGTACATGTTGGCAACTATACAGACTTGTTAAAAGAGATGCGGCCAGATAGTATTCCGCGAATGGCAGCATTTATCAGTATCATTCGTCCAGGCAAAGCACACTTGCAAAGACAGCCGTGGGATGTGGTGTTTGAAACAGTATGGGATGGTGACGAATCTCAGGGGTACACATTCAAAAAGTCACACAGCCTAAGTTATGCAATGCTGGTAGCATTACATATGAACTTGCTTACTCCATCCGACGAACAAGTGTAATAGATTTTCGTTTGCTTTTCTTAAGAATAATATCAGCAAGGCTACACACAGGCCCGTGCAATATTTCTAAATCTTTGTTGATAAATGTGCGCAAGCAAGGCTTGAATATTGCCCAGTCTTTTTTTAGAAAAATATTTATGGGAATACTGCGATTGCTTTCCCACCACCATACATTGGCCAACTCCAAAAATTGTTGTTTCATTGATGGATCGTGAATACTTCCAAAGTCGTATATGGTGGTAACAAGAGTATCTTGATTTTGAACTATGCCCACGTATTCCGTTGATGCATACACACACAACGTGATAAAAGGATATTGTTCGCTTAGTTTACTAAAGATATCATTGCCCATCTGGATATTTATACCTTACAGTATTGGACAGTATTAAAGCGCCTGTCCGGGTTGTCAAGCTCGCTAAATACTTCATATGTATTCAACCACTGCCTATCTTTACCAGCAAGTAATTAGAGTTTTAACTCCTGACACCAGTGGTGCTTATTTCAATCTGAGGTACGATCCTGTGTATGCTAAAAAACTAACAATCAACAAAGGTGTTGACAACGTGGTGTTGTTTGAGTTTATCAATCAAGACGAAAAACCTGTGAATATCACGGGCAGCACACTGACATTTAGAATGGTCAGCCAAAATGGCAATGCATTGCTAGCACAAAAAGAAATGACAATTATCAATGCTGCATATGGCCGCGCCAAAGTAACATTAACACCGGCCGATCTTGATGCCATCGAAGCACAACCAGCAGGCTATAGTATTATGCGAGCCAGCGGCAACTTGATAGAAGCAGTGTTTACTGATGCCCAAGCAGGCGCCCGTGCCCCGGCTGATATTGTAGACAGCATTTATCCAGCGTTTGTTCCCAGTACTGAACTGACAATACCAACTGTGAACTTGTCAGCTCAAACCAGTTATGGTGACAGCAGTGGATCACAATATCCAGATTGGGCACGCCAAACTGGTCAGGCCATTGGGTCAACTACTCCTTACCAATCAACCGAATACTTCAGTAGCCAAATTGAGCCACGCGGCCCTGTTACTAGCATACAACTGGATTTGATTGGATACACAGGCACAATCAAAGCACAAGCAGCAGAAACATACCAGAGTATTTGGTACAATGTAACACCATCTACACAATACTTGAACACAACCAAAACTATCCATATGACAGTGGTTGGGTGGCATCCGCTGCTTCGTTTGTGTTTCAACAACAGTGTGACCACTACTGGCACAAATGGAACAAATTTTGGAATAGCTGCCACAGCTAATGCTGTAGTAACTGACGGTGTTGTTACCAGTGTATCCGTCACCAGCGCCGGTTCTGGGTACCAAGCACCTCCGTTGATTACCTTTGTTGGTGATGGTGCAGGCGCAACAGCAACCTCAACAATTGGTAGTTCTGGTGAAGTAACAGGACTTACACTGACATCGGGTGGTTCTGGATATCGCCCAAATCCATACAATATGCTGTCAGTTGGTGTGATAATA